CCGGGTCACAAACCCGAGACAATGTGGAGCGAGGTCAACTTACAAATGCGACCATTGCCCACAAGGGTTCACTTCTGTTGATGTAACAGTCAGCGTTAGCTTCAACGAGTTCTTCGACAACACAGCAAACGGTGAACATCTCCGTTTGCTGCGAAAGTCGTAGAAGTCCGCGTCAGCATAGTAACTTTCCGTAGCATCCGTAAGAGGTCCTACTCCGAGACCATAGAGTATCACAGCTTTCGCCGTAAAATAACTATGGGGTGTAATCCTCGGAAAAGACATTACCACAGACGGACACGTCCAGCACCAGTTACGGTACTGAAGCGCCCTGTTCCTAAGATACACGCTCGAATCCTCAATGAACCACTGGTCTTGTTCAGACCAGGGTCCAGAAAGGGTTAAGCGAATATCTGTCGGAACGAGTCGCTGTACAGAACTCCAGCAGTTGTAGTACAAGCTATCAGAGACAACACCCTGACTAGCTTGCATACTTTTCCGTCGGAGCCCGTTACACAGCGAAACGATAGATTGAAGTCCATCAGAGTCTGTGCCTTTGTAAAAGAAGGGTCGGATGTTACTGCCTAAGAGATAGTCTTCGCCACAAGATTCACGGAAGGGACCAGAAAAGAAACTCTTCTCCTGGTTTACTATGAATCCCAAGGCTGGGACATACTCAGCGAACAGCTTAGCAGTTTGCTGTCCGCAAACCACGTCATCGCCAAAAACCGCGACAGCGTGGTCGGCTTCTCCACATATCGATGCACACGCCTTAGCGAGAGCCCAGAATAACAGGGACTCAAGCTCAAACGTATAGCCGTTACCCATCGAGGCAAACCTTTCGAGTGGCAGTAAACCGCCTCTCTCAGGAAAGTTCTCTAAGTAACGCGTGCGACATAGGTCAAGAGCACAAAACCATCTAACTGGAAGAAGAAACTCAACCAGCTTTTTGGATATCGTGTTAGACGCGCCGCGCATATCGATTGTGGCATTGTGATTGTAGATCGACCCAAGTCTAGCCAGTTCCCGGTTCAACGCCGGTTGCCGGTCTAGGTCAAGACCCGACCTCTTGAGACGCTTCCGAATCATTGCGCCGAGCCCTAACTGGGCATAGACGTTTAGAACCGGTTGCACCTCAATATCACGATGTGTTGTAGCCTTTTTAGGCACGAGGGAGAAATTGCCGCCTCGGACCAACTCTAGATCTTCCAAGGTTAGCGGTTCCGGATAATCAGACGGCTCATCGCCGTCAAAATCGTCCTTGCCGTGGCCTCGGATGGAGTTGATCCAACTCGGGCTGGAGTTAACCAGCGCAAGTCCCAGAAGTGCGAAGTCCATAGTTACACTGGGCTTCGTCCCGATCTTATCGTAGCTCGTAGTGCCTCGGGTTTTGTAACACGCCCCGGGACCAAAACGGCACGCTTCGATCCACTCGTCCGGCCGAAGATCGCCAAGCACCCGACTAATAATGCCTTGCATCAGATGAAGTACCTGATTTAGGGCAGGCGGAATTGCACCGCCATCGGAAAATGCAGTAAAGCGTTCGTTGGTTAGACGACAGACCTCCTCGAATTCAATCACCGAGGAGATCGCTGCGTTGGTTGGGTCTAGACCAGAAATCGACCACTGGACCTTGGATAAGAAACTGACCGCTTGGTAATCACGGTCAATTCTGTCCTTGGAATGGTGGAAGACGGGCTCATAGCATGAAATCTGAAACTTATGCTGTACGACGGATACTACATCGTCGTACTTCATGCAGAGGTAGAGCCCCAAACTGGTTGGTGTATCTAGACTTTCCCACAGGTGGGAGGCGGACTGGACCACAGATGCACGTGGTAACGTAACATCCGTAGCACGAGCCGACAGGGCCTTAAGCACTGCAGTGACAGACTTGCGTCTGTCCCAGCGTTGCCGGGTCTTGCCGCTCGATTCTCGATTCAAGTTGCTTGTCATCGGGTACCTTTCCTAGCGCGGTTGCGCATTGCGGATTAGACGATATGTCTAAGCCCTGGGTTTAACCCCAGGGCATCTCATCATTGTCGACGGCGGCCGTAGTGACCGCATCGATGATGAAATCCCGGAGACGTGCGACCAGCTCCCGACGCTCGGTAAGAGTGCCGGAATTTGGGATCACGATCTCGAAAGTACCGATGTGCGTCCGATCGAGCGCACCAGTAATGCCGTTGATGGAGGGGTAGGTTATCTTGCCCTGCACCTTACGCACACCAGTTGCAAGCGGCGACGACTTACGCGTCAACGAGGCATAGGCAGTACCGAGGAACGTACCCTGTGAGCGATCAGCCCACTTGGCATATTCACCGGTCTTGACCGTGTCTACAGCGAACGCCTGTTCGACCGCCGCATGATTTTTCAACTGGAGAGTAGCAGCTGCTGCCATTGTATTGCTCCTTATAAAGGAATTATTTTCGAGACGCGAGTTGCGACAGAATCGCTAACGCGTCGAGAGAGTTGGTGGCCGTGAAATTCCATGCAACACTGGGTAATGCTGTCACGAAATCGTCTAGCACGGTACGTGTGAACGCGATACTTTCGCTCTCCATGTAGGGGTAACCGTTTATGGCACCCTTATGTTGAGGAGCGTCTGTACCTGCCCACACACCTATTGGTGTTACGGTTCTTGTGAACGTCTGCTTTCTGACAACGCAGCCATCAACAAAAGTCTTGCCGATAAAGGCAGTCATGTTGTTGAGGACTTCACCGATGTTGATCAGCTTATCGATCACAAAAGAGAACGCAACGGTTTCCCAAGCCACCGACGCTAGGTTTAGCAATCCTAGCTGGTTAAGCTTGGACAACTGTCCACTCGGAATGGTGAATTTGTACACCACAACAACCTCGTTGGTTATGCTGTCAGAGACGAGCACATCCCACCAAGTATTGATGTTCCGTTGGTCAGTCGACCCAGATAGCCTCGTCGTCCAGTTAATTCCACCGCCATCTTCTACACCCCGCACTTTCACGCGGCGCACAGGAGGATGGTCGATAAATTGCTGGGCAAGGTGCCTTACAGCACCATCGATGTCTTGGACGAGTAGACGCCAGCCGTACCGATACTCCAACCAGTTATCCCGGAAGTTTCTCTTCTTACCTGCCTTACTAGGTTTCGCGATACCGAGGTGATCAGCAGCTTGCTGCCAATTACCACGACGAGCGGACCTGTATGCCTGACCGAGATCCCTGACAGTCTTTGCAAACATGTCAAAGGTTTTCCCGGCTTCGGAGGCAGCAACACCTAGGTTCACGGTGCTGTCGCCCACTTTGCTCGCAGCTTTCTGGAACATTGCGTTCTCCAGATTCGCGTGGCGCAGTGAGGTTGTAGTGGCTGTTGGATAGAGACCATGGCCGAAAGACTGGTTTGTCAGACTACACCCGTTGTTGAACGACGGGAATGTAATAAGACATCTGGAGTGCTTTCGCTTCTGAATTCCATCCGTATACCCGAGCGACCGTAGACGAGCACGCTCGTCTGATGTTTGTCGCTTAACCGCTTTCCAGTTTGGAGTAGTTGACCATGCTCGAACGCGTCGGTAGGACTCCGTAGGCACAGTGACGTAATCTCGGATAAACAACGAGGACGTATTAAGTCCCGATGTGTATCGGATTGCCACCGGGCTGAAGAGTACCGACACAGTCTTGTTTGGCACAATATTCCTTTCTAGATTGTCAGGTAGGGTTTAAGGAAGCTTTGCTAGCCGCCCGGTGTAACCGGG